ATGGCAAGAAAGGTTTAATAGTATCCCACAAATTAGTTAAGAAGCTGATAGCCGGTGGAATGCTATCAGTAATAGCTTTAAAAGCCACATTTACTGCATTTTTAATCTTGTCGAAGTTTTTAGCAATTGATCCAAGTCCAGCATTTTGCATTCCTTCATCAATCGCAGTAATGACATTAGCCAATCCTTTTACAACTGCAGTTTTTATATTTGAGAATGATGTCCTTATTCCGGCCGAGTTCTTCTTAGCCAATTCAGCAAATCCGCCAACACCATCATTCAACTTTATAAGTCGGTTATTGAAGTCATCAAATGTAATATCGCCTTTCTTCAGGGCATCATATAAGTCATTCGCTGAGTTAACGCCTTGATCGCTAAAGGATTTCGATACCTTATCCATTGCAATTGGCATAGTCTCAAGCAAAGAACGCCAAGACTGAAGGTCTACTTCACCTTTTGACAACATTTGTTGGTATTGTTGCGCCCCACGACTTGCATCAGCTGTCGAAGCACCAGAAGCCAAAAATGCATTATTAAGTGCAATTGCTGTATCTGTTCCTTTTTCGAGATTACCTGTAGAGATGGCTAATTGTTGGGTATTAGATACAATCTCATTTAATGAAGTTGGCAGCCCGTCGATACCTTCGGTCAGTTTGCTCATTGATTTATCGACTTGATCAGTAGAGTACCCTAATGCTTGCATTACAATCGGATACTTATTAAGCGTGTCAAAGCGATCTATCGCTCCGTCGACTGAAGTCTTCACTAACCCAATTGCTGAATCCACTAATTTAAAAACCCCGATACCTTTAGCGATATCGAGGATAGAAGAATTAGTTTTTTGAGTGCTGCTATCTAAGTTGTTCATCGAACTATCAGCATTCTTCATGGTAGAAGAAAAATTCTTGTCGACAGCCGAAAGGATCGCTTCAACGCTATATGATTCCATAGTTTTCCTCCTTTCCTCAGGAGTTTACAAATCTCGGTACTTTTTCATCCTTGCCCAAGATTTTGTTTTCAAGTTTTTCCTTGTTAAAGAATTTTTCGAAGGTGTCAAATTTAGGAACCTCGTATTTACCACGTTTTTTTGTAGCTTTCACTTGTTGGTTCGCCCAAGCTTGGTAATGAATGACTTCTTGTTCATCTAGCTTTTTAATCCTATATGCCAAAAGCCTTGTTTCGTATTCCGTCATTGTCATTCGATCAATGTCTAAAAAGTCAGTAATCCCGAGATAACGTAGGCAGTTTATCTGGACAGTGGCATAAAAGTCTTCTTCTACTTGCTTTCCTTGATTCTGTTTTCGATCGTTAGTGTTTTTTTCTTTGTAAATTCCGACTTTTTTAATTCTTCTAGTACCAAATCAAAGAGTTTATCCGAGCCAATTTCACCAACTAGGGCAATCAAATCTTTTTCTGCTACTCGTGGTGACTCTGTTGCATTTGCTACTTTTAACATTTCAATCAAAGTCTCGATATCTTCGTTAAAGAAATTCACTAGCGTTGAATCTAAACCAAGCTTCATTGTCATCCCTTGCTCTACAACGGAATATCTGCGGTTCATTTCACGGATAAACCCAAATCCAAAAATAAAGCTATACTCTTTGTCGTTAATAGTTAGTTCCATTTATTCATCCTCCTAAAAATAAAAGCACTCAATTAAGAGTGCTTAGCCTGCTGGTGTTTGTTTTGTTGTGTCTACAAATGCATACTGAACTTCATTTTGTTGTTCGGTTGTTAGTGTTGCATAGCCGTCCTGATGAATCATTTGCACGGCATATTCCAACGAAACTTCAACATTATCTTCGGCAGAAGCTGTTTCTTCGTAGCTTGAGATATACACTTGCATATATTTAGCTGCAAATTTCCCTGTATCGCCTTCTTGTGGTTCGAGTTTGTCAATGATCCATGTTTCCACCAATTTGTTGTTCATAAATGCATCGTAAAGCATTTTTAGTGTTTTGCTGCCACGTTCATATAAAGCGGTAGAGCTGAAATCATATTCAACTGCCCCAACAGTTTGTGCAGTTCCATCTTTAGTTTCGGTAGCATCTGTATTGCGTGACATACCGAATGTATGCTCGGTTTGATAAGTAACAGTTTTGGCAGCTTCTTCAGCTTGCTTTTCCAAGTCCCGATAGACCAAAATGACGTCAATACCTTTTTTTAGTGCCATTTAAATTCCTCCTATTAATCTAAAATTCAATTCAATAATCGCTCGTTTAAGCGGTGTGTTTATGCTTGTGTCTGTTACCGTCTGTATGTCGCTTGCATTGGTGTCTAGCGTCCATGAATATCCGTCAGATGTATTTAATTGCATCGCTTGCTCAAACAAAGCAGACGCCATTTCAGACACCTGTTTTCGCTTTGTATGCAAACCCCATACAGAAATGACAATCACGACATTTCCCAAGACATGAGACTTGTTGGTGGAGTGAAGTGTTTGAGTGTCTTCAAATTCTACAAAAGGATA